CGCGGCAAAATCAAACGGCATTACGTTTTCCGCGCGACCGGTCGACGGCCGCGGCCGATGGGAGCGACAGAAGGGCACCGAGAAATGAGAACGCACCAGAACCCACTATTTGCCGACCAGGCAGACGCTCACGCCGACATGTCCACGCTCGAAAGCCCGACGGTGTTTGTCGATCGACGGCGAGGCAAAACCGCCAAGCGTATGATCCGAGACGCCCGGCGAATGGAGACAGCAGCGGAAGCCGTGGCAGACTTCGACCACGAAACTACGATTCACGGCTTGACAAAGGGGCAGTTTTCGCTGATCGACGTGCTGACGGCGCTGATCAAAACGACCGGACCGGCTTCCCTCGATATCTCCACCTGGACGGCCGCGAAGACTGACGTAACCACCATCTGCCAGTGGCTGCGAACCGGAAGCCTCACATCATCCCGCTGGCTGGTCGATCTAACGTTCCAGCGGCGGACTCCAGAGCTTGCTACGCTCATTCGCGAGCTATTTGGACGTGAGGCTATTCGCGTTGCGCAAAACCACTGCAAATTCGCGATCCTCAGAAACGAGGAATGGGCCGTTGTGGTCCAGACCTCGATGAACCTGAATTTCAATCCACGCTTCGAAAACTTCACGGTGGCACATGACGAAAAACTCGCAGGTTTCTACGGGGAAATCTTCGACGAAATCTGGGAAAAGCAAAGCCGATCCATCGCAAGCAACCGGCCCTACGACATCCACAAGCACTTCGCTAACGACTTGTAAGCCGGCAGAGCAGGTGCTGCTGTGGTTGATCGAAGGACAACGAACCGAGGATATACGCCATGCTGCCACGGAGCGATTTCCAAGACACAACGCGGAAAAGTTACTAGCAGAGGCGACCGACCACCTAGCCACCGTGGCCAATGCCGACACCACGGTTATCAAGGGTTGGTGCTTTGAAGCGTACCGCGAACTGTACCGCCGGATGGTTGACGTTGGCGACTACAAGGGGGCCATTGCCGCAATCAAGGAACTACGAAAAGAGTGTTCGTAACCACAACAAAAGTCAAGCCACGGCGACGATCGACCGTGGACACCGCAAGGGCTCGCGACCGGGAAGCCAAGCGGAAGAGCTACGCGGTCGGCAAGGATGTTCAAATCACAACGCTGACGACGGAGCTACTGGCGTTGCGACTACAGTTGGAAGCAGACGACGAGGCTTGGCTACAGTATTTTTTTGTGGACGTGTTCACCTATTCTTTCGTCGATCAACAAAAAGAGATGATTGCAGCGATCGGACAAGCGGCACGCATCGGCGGCGATCAGGCTTTGGCGGCGAGCCGCGGCGAGGGCAAGACGACCATTTTTGAATGCCTCGCCACCAAATTCGCATTGTCCGGCGTGATCAGCTATACGGTCCTATTTGCGGCCAATGGACCGAAGGCGGGCGAGTCGTTGAAGAACATTCGCGATCCGCTGGAGGCGATCGGCGACTACACTGGAAGCGAAACTTCAGAGCGGTTGCTCCGGCTTTACCCGGAGGTTTGTGAGCCGATTCACGCACTCGAGGGGGCGCCACAGCGAGCCTACGGACAGACGGTGAGCGGGAAACGATTTGACACGGGCGAGCCGTTTGAAATGGTAGCCAGCCGGTTTTCTTGGTGCGGTGATTCGATCCTACTGCCCAACGTACCGGGCTCACCGGGCGCTGGTGCTGTGATCGCAACTCGTGGTCTTGATGGCGAGATCCGCGGAGCCAAGCGAGGGACGAAGCGAGTGCAGTTGGCGGGAATCGACGACCCGGACACCGAGGAGACCGTCAACAGCGAGGATCAGGCAAAGAAACTGGAGAAGCGGATTGACCGAGGCATCGCGGCGCTGGGCGGACAACGGCGCCGGGTGGCTCGCGTGATGCTGACGACGTGCCAAAATCAGACTTGCGTGAGCTACAAGTTCACCGACCCGAAAGAAAAGCCATCGTGGCATGGGCGGAAGTTTCGGTTCCTGATCGAGAAGCCGACCCGAATGGACCTATGGCAAGAGTACGTGGCCCAGAGACAGGCGGATTTACAGGATGGCGATCGGGAAGGCAGAACGGCACACAAATTCTACCTCGACAACCGGAAGGCGATGGAGGCGGGGGCTGTTGTCTCGAATCCGCACCGCTACGACCCAGAGCAGTTGGATGACGGGACGCGACGCGAAGAATCAGCGTTACAATTTTACTACAACGAGGTTGCGCGGATCGGACTCGAAGCTGTAGAAACCGAATATGATAACGACCCGCCAGAGGAACTTGGCCCGGTCGAATCGGGGATCACGCCGCGACGAATTCAGAAACAGCTATCGGGCTTCGACCGCAAGGCTATACCGGACGGATGCACGATCGTTACGCAGGGAATCGACATACGCAAGATTGCGTTACACTGGATTGTGCGAGCATGGCGACCAGGCGAACCAGGGCAACCGTGGGATTGCTTCACTGTCGACTACGGCATCACGGAGATATTCGGCACGACACCCGGATCAGACGAGGGCGTAGGCGAGGCGATCGTCAGGGCGTTGCACGATCGCAAGGACCGGGTTACAGCAGAGCCTTACGAGTTGCCGATTGACTACACGCTGATCGACTCGGGGTACCGAACGGAAGATGTCTATCAGTTCTGCGATGAGGCCGGATTAGGATTCTACCCGGCCATCGGGCACGGCCGATCATCAGGAAACATCACCACGAACTTTCGATCCCCGGTTGCGTCCAGTCCGCAAAAGGTAATCGGGTGGCGATTCTTTCTGGCGATTCGGCCTAACGGGACCGGCTGGCTCGTTCACATGGACGCGGATCACTGGAAGGCGTGGGAGCATGACCGCTGGATGTCCGACCCAGACAAGCCGGGCGGCATGACGGTATTTGGCACTAAGACACCGTGGGAGGATCGGCTAGGGCCTGACGAGAAAGGGCATCACGCTTTCGCGCGGCACATCTGTGCTGAAATCGAAGTCGAAGAACCAGACAAAAACGGTGTAATGAAACGCTACTGGAAACCGAAATCCGATAATAACCACTGGTTTGACGCGGCCTACCGCTCGAATGTAGCGGCGGCAATGGCCGGCGTGCAGATGACGGGCATGTCGATAATTGAAGCAGACACAGAAGAGGCGGGCGACGAGGGACCAATCGTGAATTTGACAAGATAGGAGTTGACAATGGCAAGGAAACGAGCATCGAGGAAAGCAACGGCGGCAGAGAAAATAAGGGAGGTGGCTCCGCCTGCGCCGGCGGCAGAGCAGGCAGGCAAACCTAACGCGGTCATACCGGACGATTTTTTCGACAGCCCGGCAAATAAGCCGGTCCCAGAGGTGGCTCCGCCTGCGGTTCAGCCGGAACTTCAGCCAGCAGAATTGGCAATGGTGGCCATCGAGATTCCCCTGGCAAAAGCCGAAGAAGCGGATGGATACAAGCTGCGGAAGGTGGAGGTGAAGTTTACAAACGCTGATCAAAGGCTCGCGTTTAAGAGATTGTCAATCGCCCTGGATCGGCAAAAAGCAACAACGAAAGACGGCAAAGCGGTAGTCGTCACGAGGCCGGCACAGGCGCTTCGATGGCTATTGGAGCAGTTTTGTCCGAACGCGGAAGTTTGAAAAAAACGACATGGATGGCTCGTTTCTCAGTTGCCCCCCAACTGGATATATGACTATATTCCAGCATGGCAACGAGTTTAGCGACCGCTCAAGATGCATATCTTGACAACGCCGATTACGACTCTGACGGCTCTGTAGCCAAGGCCAAGCTATTCCGCACGGCCTGCCGTCAATTGCTCGTTTTGCTTCCGGCCGATCAGTCACGGCGGGCCGGCAATAACACACAGCAAGTGAGCTTCGACCCGGCGATGCTACGGCAATCTCTGCAAGAGGTCGAGGCGTGGTTGGCTCTCAATGACACGTCTACTCCGGCCGTTGTTCATCCCGACTTTTCCTATGCGCGGGGTGACATATGACGCGACGGTTGGACGTAGGCAGCCCGACGCTAAACGATGCTTTTGAGCAACTCCGCGCGGACTACGACATCTCAAAGTCAACGCGGTTTCGCCGATCGCGGGCCGGCGTATCAGCAACCGGTCGATCTGCTGACTATCATTTCAAATCTGAAACGCAATTCCTGCGGGCGATGGAACTGTCAAGGGATATCGACCGAAACGATATCGTGATCGGGCAAGCCGTCGACCGGTTGGTGGACAACATAGTCCAAGATGGATTCACGCTTGATCCACAATCCGAACCACAGACCGAGCAAGACCGACTGGCCGACAAGCCGAAAAAGAGCAGCCTTGACGCCGACCTGGCCCACCGCTGGAAGGAATGGGCCGAGGAGCCGGATGCCTGCGACCTAGCCGGAGAACATGACTTTCACGAGATCGAGCGGCTGACGTTGCGGCACACGATCGTCGATGGCGATATCATCAACCTGCCCGTGGCGGATGCGGGGGCGCTGGAGTGTTGTGAGGCTCACCGGATGCGGACACCGTACAACACCACGCGAAATGTGGTGATCGGCGTACTGCTGAATGAGGCGACGCGCAAGCGCGAAGAATACTGGCTGACACGGGAAGATATCGGACTATACGGCTCGCTGTCCCGGGTCTCCGACGTGATCCGCTACCCGGCCAGACAACGCGATGAGATCACCGGACGCGAGGAACGATCGGTAATCCACTGCTACCACCCCCGGCGAGTCAGCCAGACGCGAGGCTTCACAGCGTTCGCACCGTTCGCCATGGCCACCGAGCACCACGACGATTTGCAGTTCGCCCAATTGATCAAAGCCCGCGTAGCAGCATCCTATGCGATCCTCGAAGACTTGCCTATGGCATTGCCGGGCGGCGTCGGCTCGGCCGGGGCTCGCACCGGGGAACGCGACACGGAAACGCTGGTCGACGGCGAATCGCGAACGCTCGAAGGACTCGGGCCGGGGATGCGGTATCGTTCACGGGCGGGTGGCTCACTAAGAGGATTTTCGCCGAACATTCCGAACTCGGAATTTTTCGAGCACTCAATGCTGATCTTGACACTAATTTCCATCAACCTCGGGCTCCCGGTCCAGTTGCTTTTGCTTGATCCGAGACAAACGAATTTTTCCGGCTGGCGTGGTGCGATGGATCAGGCCCGACTCGGCTTTCGAAAGTTTCAGCGGTGGCTATCCACGTCTTTTCATGCTCGTGTCTACCGCTGGAAAGTACGTCAGTGGATGTCCGAAGACCGGGCGATGCAAGCGGAGTATGAGCGGATCGGGCGGCAATTGTTTGCCCACCGTTGGAATCCACCACGCTGGCCATACATTCAACCGATGGAAGATGCGTCGTCGGGTTTGCTCCGTGTTCGGAGTTACCAGACTTCGCAACGGCGACTAGCGGCAGAAAACGGTTGCGACTGGGGTGAAATTTCTGCCGAA